AATTCTGCGCATTGCAAGCGTCACCTACTCTTTTGAATCTGGCGGCTCTTATCAGCTGCGCGTAGGCATTCAAGCAGAATACACAAAGCGCAGTGCGATTGCCGCGCTGCTTTCAAAGTTTGGAGGTAGATAATGGCAGAGCGATACGGCACAGACCTGACGGCGCTTGGAGGCTACGAGGGCGGCGTAAACAGCGAGCAGGGTGCAGCGCTCGTCAGCACGAGCAGCGCTGGTGAAACAGCCCTGCTATTCGGGCCAGCCGCGCTGCGCGAGATTCAAGCCGGTGTTGCCAATGGTGACTTTGCCATTGCGCCTGATGACTCAACTGGAACTATCACCGCTGAGAATCCGCTGCCCTACTGGACATTCACCGATGTAAACAGCGCTGGCGCAATCACCTGCGCCATCGTGCCAGACACTGGCGTTGGCTCAGGCAATCTGCTCAAGTTTAGTGTTGCCAGCGGCACTCTGACTGGCAAGAGCGCAACGCTCACACGCTACATTCCTGTTGCATCGTCAGCCTCTCGCTCATTCTCTTACTACCTTGAGGCTTCATTCCTAAACGGCTCAGCCGCGCCTGAGGGTACTGAGGCAACGGTGCAAGTATCTGGTCAGTTTTACGAGCAAGACCAGACCACAACAACCGGCTCAGCATTTGTTGGAGCCGCTGAAACATTTAGTTTTTTCGCCTCGCCATCCGCAAGCGGCATTGTCGCACCAGATTTCTACGCGGCAACGCCTGACCTTGACAACACCACAGTGCCAGCGGCGGCGGCATTCCTGAAAGTCACGGTCACTATTGCAACGGTTGCGACGCAGACCGCAACCAACGAAATCAGTCTGACTGAGGTGCGAGCAACGAACGGACTCCCTGAACTGCTGCTCACGGATAGGACTCAGCCAGACATTCACGGCCCAGCACTTATCACCGCTGACTTTGGCGAGTTGGGACTTAGGTCAGGCAGTGGCGATGGAACCATTGACCTTGGCGCTGACACCAACATTTTTGGCGCAGACAGCGTGAACATCAACACCAGCGGCGATGTGTCAATAAACGCAGAAACTGGCGTTTTCATCACGCAGAGTAGTGGAACCGTTGCTGGGCGCCTCAACTCAGGCAGTCTGCGCCTATCTGACACCACCGATGCGAGCCTGAGCAGCACAGGTCACGCATTCCAGATTGGCGCGAGCAGCGGTCAAAACCTACGCATTGACGGCAACGAGATTATGGTGGTGAACAACGGCGGCACGGCAGCGATGTTCCTTCAGGGCGATGGCGGCACGCTTGGAATCGGCGGCAACACAGAGATTGACGGCAACCTGACAGTCAATGTTTCTGGTGTGGAGGCACTAACTCTGGACGGCTTCATTGCGGTTGACCGCGCCGCCGCAGGAAACACCGTCTTTCAGTCAAAAATCCCTGCCGATTCAGCCAACCGATTCTTAGTTGAGACAGACGGAACGCTCAACTGGGGTTCAGGCAGCGCAACGCGTGATACGAATCTGTACCGCTCTGCTGCAAACGCACTAAAGACCGACGATGATTTGTACGTTGTCGGATTCATAAATGTCACAGGTTCATCAACTTTTGCCAACAATGTCTCCGCAGCGAACATAAACCTATCTGGCGCAAACGGATTGCGGCACGATGAACCTGCAACTACAACTTCAACGGCCAGCGCCGCAATCTGGGTCACCGTATCTGGTACGAACCGCCAACTCCGCCGCAACTCATCATCCGCGCGCTACAAGACAAACATTGTGGATGCCGATGAGGTGGTGCTTGAGGCGGCACGCAAAGTCAAGCCGCGCCACTATGAATCCACGATTGAGGCTGAGGCTGGCGCAACGAGGCTGGGCTTCATTGCAGAGGAGATTCACGAGGCTGGCTTGACGCACGCTGTAGGGTATGATGCTGACGGCAAGCCAGAAACGCTTGACCCTGTAGCACTGATTGCGGCGCTCTGGCACCGCGTGAATGACCTTGAAAGCAGACTGAGGGAGTTAGAGAAATGACCGCAAGCCAAAGCACAGAGATTCTGAAGCGGCTAGACCGCATTGAGCGTGACCTTACCGAAATCAAGGTAGACCTTGCAGAAAGCAGGGGCGCGTTGAAGCTCGCTAAGGGCATTATTTTCCTATTGGGGATGACCGGCTTAGGCGGCTTGCTTACTTGGATGCAGGGGCAGGGCAAATGATTCTAAAAGTACGCTCCCAGCTTGGCTTGGCAGAGCGCCTTGGCGTAAAGGCTATGGATGATTGCGGCCCTGCAAGCCTTGCAACCGCAGCTACCGCCCTTGGCATTGATACAAACACCAAGGCAGCGCACAAGGCGTGCGCGCAGGCTGGGCGTGTAGATACGCCTACCGGCGCAGAGGGCACCAGCGCAAAGCAGGTGCGCGATGCCGCAAAGATTCTGGGGCTGAAGGCACGCATTGTTTATGACTGGAGCGAGGCGAGCAATCAGGTAAAGGCTGGCAGCATCCTCATTCTGAATATCCAAGCCAGCCAAAAGGTAGTGCCAGACCGCCTACGCTCAAAGTGGCAGCGCGATTACTGGCGCAAGCAGCCGCTGGCAACCTACGGGCACTGGGTGGTGCTGGCATATAGCAATTCAACTTGGGAGTATGCGTGCCCTACAATGAAAGAGGGCGTTGCGGGGCGCTGGGCTACACCTGATGAGGTGAAGGTGCTGCGCGATAGCAAGGGCAATGCTGGGTTTCCAACACCGCCCGCAATGGTGTTGATTAGCAAGAGGGGAGCCGCGTAATGAATCCGATTATTAGTGACCTATTGAATGCGCTGATTGTGGGCTTGGTGCCTGTAGCAATTGGTGCGCTTGGCTATCTGGGCAAGCAGGTGATTGACTTTTTGCAGGCGCGTATGAGTGCTGAGCAGTTTGGAATGGTTGAGGCGATTGCCCGCACGGCGGTGCGCTCCATTGAGCAGACACTTGGCACAGAGGAAGGCGAAGCCAAAAAGGCAGCCGCCCTTGCGCTGGTGAAGTCTGAGTGCCTAAAGCGTGGCTACAAGCTGGACGATGAAGCCATTGGGGCGGCCATTGAGGCTGCCGTGTACCAAGAGCGCCTGAAGCGCTAACCGGCAATGGCATACGCTGCCGCCAAAGAGCCGCCACCCTGGGGGCGCTGTGAGGTGTGTGGACTGAGCAGCCGCGTGTGGAAAGCCAATGAGTCTATCGTTGCGCTAGGCGCTGGGTACGCGGTGGTTGAGGGTGAGGGCTATTGCCGCGATTGCATTGCGCTGGCTGTTGAGCTGGCAGGCTCAGAGGATATTGACTAAGCAGCCCTGAGAGGCTGCTTGACCCCCGCCCGTACCCTCCTCACGGGCGGGGGCTACCCTCCGATTGTTACTATCCAGCCTGCATAAAAAATAGCCACGCAACAACCGTTGCAAACGCTTGACAAGCGTTGCAGGGGGGTATACCTTAGGGGAGTCAGGGAGTGAATCCACCAAACGGTGGGCCTGGCAGGGAGTAAAGAAATGGCTTTTGATGGCACACATATCTCAGTGGATTTGATTGCTAATGCCAGCGATTTGACTACAGAGGAAAAGATTAAAAGCTTGCGCGGAAAAATGGCTGCACAAACCAGACAAATTAACGCTCTAAATATTTGGATTATCCGCTACAGCTCGCCGGATTATGTACCTACCAGCTACAACACAATGAGTGGTGCAGAAAATATTGTGTGGTGCGAAAGGGAAATCATTAGACATACGGCACAGCGCGAGCGCATTGCCGGTTTGCTTGCCGATGTGAAAAAGGCGGTGCGCTGATGCGCAGCACGCGTTATTGGGTAGTTGAGCGTGACGCTCACGGCGATTGCGTGGGCGATTACCTGAGCGCGGCTATACATAGCGATGCACTCAAGCTTGCCGGTCAGATTAAGCGCAGCGCTGACGCTGACACGGTGAGCATTGAGCTGGGCAAGATTGTTGACTTTGAGGGGCCTGCCCAAAATGAGCAGGTGCTAAAGGTGTGGGAGGTGGCACGATGATTACCAAGATTGCTGAGGCGCTGAGTGTGGCGCTGTTTATGTTTGCAATGGTGCTGCTACTTGCAGCGGGAGGGATGCAGTGAAACTGAACAGGGCTAATGAGCCGGTGGTGCTCACTGATATGCGCCCGCTCAGCGTGCCGCGCTTGGTGCGCGGTGAGCAGCGTGCAGACAAACTGCGCTTTATTGCGCAGCTGCTTTTTGCTCTTGCTGGCTGGGTGTTTATCTATGCGTGGTTGAGTTAGTGCCGCTCTATGTGTATCAGTGCCCCGTATGCAAAGCGCTTGATGAGCGCCTGCAAACGATTGATGCGCCACTTACTCCGCGCTGTGAAAAGTGTGGGTGCTTTATGCCCCGCGTAATCAATGCACCGGCGGTGCAATACAAAGGCTCAGGGTGGGCAAAGCAGGATAGAAAAAAGGAGGGAAAGTAAATGGCAAGAGTGTTTGAATTCGTGAAGGCCGCGCAGCGCTCACCTATATGGTTTGAGTTGCGCAAGGATGGAATCACAGCAACTGATGCGGTGGTGATTGCAGGGCTGTCACCGTACAAAACCCGCTACGAGCTGTGGGCACAAAAGAGCGGGCTGATTGGCGAGCAGCCAGCAGGTGAGGCTGCCACCCGCGGCATCCTGCTTGAGCAGGCTGTGGCTGATTGGTACACGCTAGAAACCGGCAGGAAGTTGAAGCGCAGCAATGGCATTGTGCGGCGCATTGATATCCCGTGGGCAATGGCAAGCCTTGACCGCACGGTGGTGGGTGAGCCTGGTTTGGTGGAGGTGAAAACCAGCACCAGCAGCCGCTGGCAGCTGTACCCAGTGCCGCCTGAATATGTGGCACAGGTTCAGTGGCAGGCATTCTGCACAGGCGCACCGTGGGTTGATGTGGTGGCGCTGCTAGGTGGGCTGAAGTTTAGGTGTGAGCGCGTAATGGCTGACCCTGACTATCAGCAAGAGCTGTACCGCAAGGCGGTTGAGTTTCGTGAGCTGATTGCCAGCGGCAAGCCGCCAGAGGTGATTGGCACAGACTCAGACACGCTGGCAAAGGTGGTACCGCAAGCCAGCGATGAATGGGCACACGCTGATGACGGCATTGAGCGCGTGGCTGAGCAGTATGCTGACGCGCTCTATGAGAGCAAGCTGGCTGATGAGCACCTACAGAATCTGGCAGTGGTGATTAAGGAAGCCATTGGGGATAAGGTGGGCGTTACCGGCAAGGGCTGGTACGCCAGCTGGAAACAGAATAAGCCAAGCCGCAAGGTGGATTACAAGGCGGCGCTGGAGGCGGCAAAGGTGCCGCAGGAAATCATTCAAAGCGCAACTCAGGAAGTACCTGGGGCGCGGGTGTTTAAGTTTAAGAGGGGGGAATGATGAGCAAGGAAATCGCAGCGGCGCTTAGCGCGCCATTTGAGGCTAAGGATTTGAAGCAGCGCCCAGGCAGGGCTGGGCTGGTGTTCACCTACGCGGATGCCCGCGCAGTTGCACAGCGGCTTGATGATGTGCTGGGTATCGCTGGCTGGCAGTTTGAGGTAAAGGTGGCTGACCCTGCTAGGTGCGTGGTGCACGGCAGCTTGGCGCTGGTGATTGATGGCAGCACCACAATCCGCCAAGATTACGGGTATCCCAATGGCCCGCAGGATGATGAGCCGCTGAAGTCAGCGGTGAGCGATGCGCTCCGCCGGTGCGCGGCGCAGGTGGGGGTAGGCCGCAGCCTTTACAGCCCCGATAAGAGCGCTGGGGCTACCAAGCCCCACATTGCAGCGGCACCAGCCCTTAGCGTGGCGCAAACCACCCCTGCAGGGCATTCTAGCGAGGGGGTCACAGCCCCTTCAAACGATGACCTGCTGGCAGTGAAGGCTGCAATGATTTTTGCAGAGTCAACCACTGAGGGCACTTGCAGCCACGGGCAGGCTTGGAGCCTGAAGCCAGGCGGGGTAAGCAAAGCTACGGGGAAGCCCTATAACCCATTCTGGGCAGCGAGCCACAAGGCACCTGATGGCTCGTGGTGCAAGGATAAGCCAAGCAATCAGTGGGTAGCAGCCCACAGCAAGCCCGCGGCACCGGCACTGGTGCCTGAGGATACCTTTGAGGATTTGCCTTTTTAGGGTTCAGCAATGGGTGGTGGCGGCGGGTTACGCCACCACCCACAAAACAGGGAGGGAATAAATGGCACAAGGCGCGTGGATTAAGTTGAGCGTGGGATGGGATGAGGATGAGCGGATTGCGGTGCTACCACCGCTGGCTCAGCTCACCTACCTGAAG